AGAAGAAAGGCAGTTCCATAGTTCCACCTGTTGAAGTCGTTGGATTAATAAAAATCTTTGGCCTTTGCGACAATTCAACTAAATCTTGTGATATCAAACCTGCCAAGCTGCTAACTGAATCATTAGCATCGAGTGGATTATAACCAAACATTACGAGACCATAATGGAACGGTGTCCCGTTTACAAGTACTTTGAGGTGCATTTTACAACGCAACAAATTGTAATTTGAAATTCTATTTACAACTCGAGGGTTGTTGAAATAAACTGACCAAGGATTAAAATTTGCTGCCAAAGTCAAGTTTATACCCCATTCTGTGGAAAACACTTTAATTGGGCGTGAAAAGAAATTACCCAAATCCACATCATCTGAATCCTGCATCATCCTCGTAGGATCCATATAATCATCCAAATCATATGAATGACCAGCATCACCGTCTTCAAATGCAACGTTTTCACGTTGCGTCATCGGAAGCGAATTGTATACTACACTTTCTTCAGCTTGTGTTTCATACACTATTTCATCTCCCGGTCCCATATCTTTTACATCTACTTTTACATGTTCAAAATTTCCTACATTTACATTAATATTTTCATTTCTTCTTATACTACTTAAACAATTACCGATCGTTTTTCATTCTCCCTCAGCACTTACAATCATTGTGCTGGGTGACTGCATTTTCACTTACTCCTTTACGTAAATTCCTAAATAGGAACAGACATTACGTCCCAGATACATATGCAAGCCTAATGTACGATGCACAAATACAATAAAATACATAATACATTGGTAATCCAATACATACATTCCGATTTTTGCTTTCATTTTAGACCTCATTCGGAACACGAGGCACGAGTTTATAGACATCTGGGTCTGATGAATGCTTTATGCTAATTCGAACATCACTGGTTCCTCAGTGATATCCTTGGCTAACCGTGATTCATCATAACGATCGACCATTTCTTTCAGAGTGGGCAATTCTCCCATATATCCATGCAATCCTGTTTCAATAGCTACTTGCTCAAGTTGCTTCCTACGTTCATGGAAAACATCTGGACCGTGCATTGCGAATTCCATACAAGCACTCCTCATTGCCTGCATTGAAGCTTCTTCAGGAGA